GCAGAAATAGGATACAAAGCAGGTAAGGGTAAAAGTGCAGTAGGTTCAGCAGAGGCATACACTAATTCTTTTATTTCTCAAGCAGAATCAGAGATTAATTGTATTTGTAGGTGGAACTTTAGCGATACTTATGCTGCATTAAACGCAGATGTTAAAGGATTATTAAAAGAAGCAGCTAGTAACTTAGCAGCTATCTATGTTATTAATTACGATTATTCTGGCTATATGAGCAGAACAGAAGGAGAAGATATTATTAATGTTTTAAGAGATAACTACTTAAGATGTGTTGGAATCCTAAGGGAACAAGTAGTTAAGGATTTTATAAATGGAGCATGATTGGAAAAAGTTTCCAGAGTTAAGGACAGAGGAGTTTGCAGAGTTATATTTTCAGAGTCCGCATAAGCAGATAACTGAAGATTTTCTTGCCAGAGTAGTTAAAGTTCATGATGGAGATACATTAACTTTGAGATGGTCAGAGCGAGAATTTGATTTCCCTCTTCGATTCTTAATAATTAATGCTCCCGAATTAAATGAATATGGTGGACATGAAGCTAGGTCTTGGCTCGAGAATCAGTTATTAGACCAAGATGTTATGATTCATATAGACCCTACAAATAGAGTAGAAAAATGGGGTAGACTTCTTGGTTCAGTTTATTTTAATGGTTTAAATATAGGGGAGTTAGAAATGATGATGGGTTTTGCTAAACCTATTGAAAAAAAGATGGAAGGCATGATTCCAGACTTCTCAGTTCAGATGGGTAAAGAGGGGAAGAAGTTAAAATGGTAACATCAATTTTTTCAGATTTAACTCCTACTAATGTTAATTATAATTTTAGTGATATTATGAGTGGAACTACAGTAGTTCCTTTTTATTTTGGAAGAACTAACAGTTCATATTATATGACTAATTTTAAATGGTGTAGTGAAACAGATAGTCCATTGGGTTTTGGAGTTTCTCCAACAGGAGATAAATCTACTTATGCAATATCTTCTTTAGTTTTTAATAGACCTACACAAATAGGTGGGTATGCTATAATAAATCTTTCTTTGAGGTTATCAGGCGGAACTGCAGATTCTGCAACATTTCACCCACATTATAAATTAGAAAGATATAATGCTACTGAGGGAACTGTTTCTATAGTTGCGTATGAGGGAGATGTTTCTGTAGGTATGAGTTCAAGTATAACTGAATATGTATGTGCTCATTTAATGTCTATTCCCACAACAACTTTGAAAGTAGGAGATTTTTTAATACTCTCTTTTTATTTTAATGTTACAGATGCAGGTGCAGGAACAGTTTATCCATCTTTTGACCCTTTAGGGGTTATTACGACTGGATTTACTGTTCTTCCCTCAACTTCTGTTATGTATATACCTATGAGGCTTGATATATAATGGGAAATTTAAACATAAAAAATAGTGATTATGGAAATATAAGCGATACTATTGTAGATTTTTCTGTAGATTCTATGAATACAGATGGTGCTGGAGACCAAGAAGAAACAGAGTGGACTAATGACCAATGGTCTCAACAGTTAGGATATTATAAAACTATTCCAGAACTTAAGATGTCTATAGATGCTAAGGCTACATGGACTGTAGGTAAAGGTTATACTGCTGAAGAACTTACCCAGTTATGTTTTGGTAGGATTTCTGGGTTTGGAAAGGATTCTTTTAATTCAATTTTGGCTAATTTGATAAGAACTTATCATATAGGCGGAGATTCTTTTGCTGAAATTATAAGAGATGATGATAGAAAACTTATTAATCTTAAACCTTTAGACCCAGCAACTATTAAAATTATTGCTAATAGAAAAGGTATAATTAAGAGGTATGAGCAGATTGGTAAGGTTAAAGGTAATAATAAAAAGTTCAAACCAGAGGAAATATTACATTTATCAAGAAATAGGGTAGCAGATGAAATTCATGGGGTTAGCTTAGTAGATTCGGTGGAAAACATAATCTTAATGAGAAACGAAGCAATGGCTGATTATAAGAGATTATTACACAGAAACGTGCACCCAGTTAGAATTTGGCATCTAGAAACAGATGACCCAGTCCAAGTTGCAGCATTTAAGGCTAAAGTTGTAGCTGCAAAAAGTGATTATGAAGATATGTTTATTCCAAAAGGGGCAGTAGAAACAGAAATAGCAGCAGTTCCTAGTAATGCAACTCTTAATCCTTTACCATGGATTCAACAATTAAATCAATATTTCTTTCAAGCATGTGGTGTTCCACAGATTATAGTTGGTGGAAGTCAGGAAATGACTGAGGCAACAGCTAAAATAGCTTATTTAGCATTTGAACAGACCATAGAGGAAGAACAGCTTTATATTGAAGAACAGGTTTTAAGTCAGTTAAACCTAGAAATTAACTTAGAATTCCCAGCTACATTACAGAATGAAATGATTTCAGACATGGGAAAAGAAGAAAGTATGCAGGCAGCTACTCCAGAGGATACTAGTGTGACTGCGATGCGTTCCTCGCAAGGATCGCAGGAGCAGGCAAAATGAGTATATTTAATAAAATTAAAAGAGGATATTATAATCTTGATAAAAAATTGGGTGGAGTTTTACCTAAAGGATATATTGCTCCTAAACCTATTCCTAACTCATTAACTTCTCAACCTAGTTCAAATTTAAATAATGTAACAAAACCAGCAAATTCTAGTATTAATAATAATATAAAAAAGGAAGAAAAAAAACCTTTCTTTGATAGAGGTCAGATTAATTTTCCTACAGATGAACATACTCCAGCAATAGGTAAAGGTATATCTAATATAATCAGTAGTGCAACAGCACCACCTACAAAAGAAGAGGGTGGACAGTTTGGAAGTCCAGATTTAGGGGTAGGTTATGCATTTAAGAATGTGGCTAAAGTAGGTGCTAAATGGACAGAGGAAGAACTTGAAACAGCTTTTACTAAGAATGCTAATTTTAATGCAGTAAGAAAAGAGATTGCTGGCATAACTAAAAGTTTAGAATCTGCAGGAGAGGGTATATTTAGGGGTGCAAATTCTAAGCAGATTAGACTCGCCTCGGGAATTTTAGAAAATAAGATTATAATTGGTAAAGATTTAGCTAAGCAACCTTTAATAAAGAATACTGTAGAGGCAAAACTTCATGCGTCTTTCTTATCTAAACTTGTAGCTAAGGCTAACAGTCCATGGTTTGTATTAGGTTTTATAGCATCTTCTGTAGGTGCTTTAGGTTATTCAGTTGTTCAGAGTGGAAATGAGAGAGCAGATGCAGTCCAGTCTCTTTCTATGGCAGCTAGAAATGCTGCAGAAGCTGGAGATATAGAGGGATTGCAACAATTAAACGATAATATTGCAGATTTAACAGATAATAATTTTATAAATAATCTTAAAATGGCAGGTTATCCTATTGCTGCTTTTGATAAGATGAAAGCTCAGAAATTAGCTAATGATATAATGATTAGAGATATGTTAAAATTAAGAGATGAACAGGTAGTAAAAGATGCAGAATATGAATCTGAAAAAGAAGCAGAAAAGACTTATTGGGAAAATAGAGATAAACTTGCAGATGAAAAGGATTTAGAGAATAAAAAATATTGGGAAAGAATTGCTGCAGAAAAAGCAAAGCAAGATGAAGAAGAAAGATTATACTGGGAAAATGTTAATAATCAAAAATATGAAGAATCAACAAAATATGGGAAAAGATTTAGTTTATCTTCAAATTATAATCCTAAAACTAATGAAGAAAAAAGTAAATTAAAATTCGGGTTGATTGGAAAATGAATAAGGAAATATGCTATAACCTAGTCAATTCATTACTAGCTGGAATGTTAGTTTTATTAGGTGCGTTATCAGCAGGAAACTTAGATAGTAAAGCAGTATGTGCAGCAATAATAGCAGCGTTAATAGTCGCAGTTACTCAGTTTAAAAGATACTGGGAACTAGAAGCTCCAGAGTATACGAATAAGATTTTATTCGGATTCGTGGGAGTATATCGAGACGGGAGAATAAAAAATGGGAAGTAATGAAAATGCAGAAGTAAATGGGTTGAATGAAGAACAGCAAGAGATGATAAAGCAATATGTTGTAAATGCTTTAAAGAATATTGTGCAACCTACTACAACACAAGACATGAGTGCAGGCCATGCAGAGGCTGGAGTTATTGTTAAACCTTTAAGTCCAGATGTAGTAAAGAATAGGGCAATTAATGAAATGATAAAAAATACTGGATATTCAATTCCAGAGGATATAACATTATGAGCGAGGTGGTTAATGATGGTGCAGTTTCTTGTAAAAAAGTGTCGAGTGTGCGGAAAAGAAAGAAAATTCCAGCAGGGAACAGACAGAGATTTACAAAATATTTGCGGAGAATGTTGGGTTTGGGACATAGAAAGAAAAGATAGAATTTAAATACTTTTTTTATTATATTTTTGGTTATGGCAAACGAAGCAGTAATTATAGAGTTATTTAATGGTGGCCGACCTATTAGATATACTTGTGCATCAGGAACGGCTATAGCAAAAGGAACAGTTATGGTTTTAACAGACCCTAGAACAGTGATTGCTCATGCAGCAGTTGATACTCCTATAGTAGGAATTGCAGCAGCTGGAAAGACAGCAACTGATGGTGCAACAGATATTGCAGTATGGACAGATGGAATTTTTGATATTTATACAGCAGCAGCTGGTACTTATGCAGTTGGTGTATTAGTGGCAGGAAGTGGAACTGCAAACATGGGAACAGTAGCAGATGCTAATGATGTTTTACAAAACTCAACTATCGGTATGGGGCTAGAAGCAGCAGCTAATAACGAAGTTTGTGCAATAAGGGTGAATAAATAATGGCAACAATTGGTGAGACAGACTTAAGGGCAGAGAATTTTGAAAGAATGGTAAAAGGATTTGCTCTTCAAGAATTTAAGATGAAAGACTTAGTAATGACTTCTACTTCAAACGCATGGACTGAAACTTATTATCAAGAAACTGCTACGGAATTAACTGGTGGATTAGGAAGTGCAGTTAAAGGTATTCCAAGATTAGCAAACTTCCCATATGGAGAAGTAAGTTGGACTAAAGTTCAGTCTTACATAGAAAAGTATGGTATGGAAGGTATAATTTCTTGGGAAGATTCTATGTCAGATAATATTGATGTTATTGCTAGAGAATTATTAAGAATTGCTAGAGCAGTAGCTTATGCAGTTGATAATCAAATCTTTAGTGTTTTATACGCAGCATCTTCTGTAAATGCAGTTGCAATTTCAGTAGGATACGAATGGGATAGTGCTACAGTAGCAAATAGAGACCCTATTCAAAATATATTGAATGCTAAAAGAGAATTGATGATAGATAACTTTAATCCAGATAAAAATGGATTTATTTGTTTAAATCCAAAAGATTATGCAAATCTATCAGGTAACTCTAAGATTCAAAATTATTTTGGTAAATTTGTAGATGCTAGTGGAAAAGGTTATTCAACTATTTGTAACTTAAATATTATAGTTTCAAATGTAGTTACAGCAGATGTAGCTTTAGTTGTAATAGCTAAAGAATGTGGAACTTGGAAATCAGCAGCTCCATTGACTAGTTTTACAACTATTGACAAAGGTGTTAAATACACTGTAAGAGCATATGAGATTGGTGTGTGCCAAGCAACAACACCTAATGCATTGTGTAGAATAACAAATACGGCGGCTTAATCATGGCAGATGGACCTAGTGGGGCAGTAGTATTTGATGCTATTGCATGTAAAGAGTGTCAATTAGGGACTATATTAACAGACTTTACTTTAGCTAGTGGTGTTGATATTTCTACAAATACAACTACTGGAACTAGAATAGGAACTGCAGTTGGCCAAAGACTTGGTTTTTGGGCTGCAACTCCTATTGTTCAACCAGCAGGTGCAGACCAAGTAGCATTAAATGCTTATGGTGCAGGTGCTAATGGTTTAGATTCTGGTGCTAACATGGCAGCTTTACATGCATTAGTTGTAGCTATGAGATTAGCTTTAGTTAATGCAGGTATCATGAAGGGGGCAGCATAATGGCAGCTGGTGATGTAGAAGTTAGAATAGTTAATGCAATAGATACAGAAATAGACGATGCTTTAACAGCTATGAGAATCACAGCTGGTGTTAATGGTAAATATCTAGTCTGTGCTATCGGGCCAGAGAATCAACAGGTTTTATTAATAGCAATAAGTGAGACTTAACTATGGCCTCTGGAGATGTAGAAGTTAGGGTTTTGAACTTAACTGTTTCAGAGATAGATACAGCAGTAACTGAAATGAGAGTTACTGCAGGACCTTAAAATGGCAACTGGAGATTTATCAACTATTGCATCTTTACCTAGAGCTTTTAATAGTAGTATATTTACTCCTCAAGATATAGGTGGTGGAGAATTTGAGGCAAACTATTTTAGTGTAAACTTTTTTACTGACCAAGATTTATTTAATAAATCCATAACTAATGGATTTAGTATGGCTTTATGGATTAAAGGAGCTAATCCTTTGGTTGCTGGTAATGTAGCTATTGCTAATGATTCTACTGGGTTACCACCTACACATATTAATTGGCTTGTTGATGCAGTTAATAGTAGAATGAGTTTTGCTTTACCCACAACTGTTATATATAGTGCAAATAGTTCTTTACCTATTTTACAAAATAGTAAATGGTATCGAGTAGTTGTTGCAGTTGGTGCAGATGCTTTAGTAACTTTTTATGTAGATGGTGTTGTTTCTGGAATTCCAGATTATACAGATGCTATTTCTGGATTTACTGCTGATTTTATAAATTTAGGAAAATATAATTCTGATTCTACTGGAGAAACTGCTTTTCATGGTTATATGCATAAGTTTTGTTTTTGGAAGAAAACTTTAACACAAGAAGAAGTTACACAAGATTATAGTGGAGTAGACCCTTGTCCAGATGATTTATTAATTAAGGTTAATATGGGTAGTGATAGGACTAATACAGGTAGTCTTTATTGTTATGAAATAAATACAGATACTACTAGTGGAATTGTTGAAGATACTTTTAGAATAAATTTAGCTGGACAGAGAGTAACTCCAACAGATAAATATTTTGTAGTTAAGGGCAGAGATAATCAACTATTTTCTAGTAGAATTGAAGAAACATGACTATGTATTACGTTCCGAATGGGGCACATGACTGGGACGATACTTCAGCTGTTAATGCAAATATAACTGCGATAGATAACCATTTTATAGTCCCTAACGAACATATAGTTGCTTATGCAGATGTGGATACTTCTGGCATTCCAGATACAGATGACATTTCTGCTGCAACACTTACATACGAGATAAGTTCAACATCTAAAACTAAGACATGGCTCACCCCTTACATTGCGACTTATATATGGGACGGGTCAGCATGGGAATTAATTGATTCTTATACTGATCCAGCAGCAGGAACTAGAAATATTAGTTTAACTGCTGGACAAATTACACACATAAATAAAACTGGTGATACTAAATTTAGGTATGTGGCTGGAGAAGCAGACGCAACAAAATATATAATTGTTAATATTAAAGCTTATGAAACGGCACAGGCAAATGCAACAAGATTAAGTATAACTCACGCCCCACCGTCGACATTCTCTGGAGAAGTAATATCTATAATCAATTCTTAAATGTTTTAAGCATAGAAACATTTATATACTAGTATACTAACTAACTAAGTAAGGAGAGTGAGACAATGGAA